GTAGACGTTAACAAGCCACTTCTCGGAACGACGGAGAGCAGAAGCTTTCTCTTTCTCAGCATCAGTACCCATACGGCTCATCTTGAATCGCTCTTCATTGATAGGGCAACGCTCACCAAAGGTCTGAGGACTAAGAGCTTGGACATACTGACCGGTAGCAAATGAATTCCAACCCATATTGTAGTAATGGAAGAAGGTATCAGCTGGTGACTTACCATCAGGAAGAAGCCTTACGGTATAAACATTACCTGGCTTGGTTTGCATGATTTCGGAGAACTTACTCTTACCGGCTTCATTGCTGGAGGCTAAAGCACCCTTGATGCTTTCGAACATACTCATATTAAATGCACTCATATTATTATTCTATTCTATTGTTTTCTGTTATCAACTATTTTAGTTACTTTGTCTTTTGTTTCTTTGGCCTTTGATTTGAGTATCGTAGAGCCAAGATATTTTGTGCGCGTAAGCGCGAAAAGGGATTTAAAGTCCTTGACGATGAAGTCCAACACGTCTCGTTCGACGGTCTTAATGATGGATTCAACTTCAAGGGCATGTAATGTATAAAAGTTTAACCTATGTTCCTGTAAATGCAACAGGCAAGTAGGCATATTGTTAGTGAAATGTACTTGGTACTCTTCAATTGTAAGAGAGTTCCTTACACAGAACTTCGCTATGTACCTGAAACCCTCTTTCATGACCTCAACATTGTCATCACTATCTGGGTTAGAGACTTCTTTCTCTTTCATGTGGATAGTGTAACACTTAAGAGCTTTACGGCTGTTAAAGAAGCGTAGATCAAACCATTCATCTTTATTATACACACTGAATGGAGCAGCAAACCAATCTCTAAAGTTAATATGGTTGTGCTTAACAAAGAAAGCAGATAGCTTCTTAAGCGCTACAAAGTCTTCATCTTTGAGCTTACTAAAGTCCTTTCTAAAGCGAGTAGGCTTACCCTGAGCTGTTCGGGTAGCATACAGATAGCTATTGTAGATATCTTTTTCTCTTTCAGTTACCATTCATAATGATTATAACTGATCTAAGCTGTAAATCAACTCTTTAATGCACCCTTATTCTGATTAAGGTACTTAGTAATGTACTTTGACTCAGCAATCTGTGGTTCAAACTCAATGAACATTTTAACCATCTCAAAGTCATTATCAGTAGTGAGGATAGTTTTAAGCATGCTTCGAAGCTTCTCTTCTTTAAGTACTAGAACAAAAATGTTCTGTAATGAAAGTCGTTTACCTTTAATCTGACAACAGAATGTGCAGAAGCAAAGTAGTAAGTGATCAAGCTCTCGTCGTGTAATACTGCCTGATGGGCTTGGTACGTGTGGTGTTTGCATTATTCAATTGGTGTCAATGTTTTAGTATAGTTAGCAAAGGTATCAGTTAGCTTACCTCCTGCTAGGTTATGTGCTCCACCTCCTTCGCAAAGCTTTTCAGCAAGCTTACCAAGATTTAACTGCACTCCCTTTTGCTTTCTAAAAGATACAACCTTAATGTCAACGTTAACCATTATGGCTACATCAGCACTATACTTGTCAAGCATATAGTTAGCAACTTCATTAACATGTTTGTTAACAAATGTGGCAACAACCTTATAGTCTTTGATCATGCCAGTAAACTTTGGGTTCTCTAGCTGCTCAACAAAGCTTTTGAAGTGTAACTTAATAGCACCCTTTTCATGTGGTGTATAATCTCTTAAACCATCTTTGAATGACTCAATAAACTTCTCTGACTTAGGTTTGTTGTAACCATAATAGATAGCATTCAATCTAGCTGGTTCTAACTCTCTTGGAAAGTCAAATGACCAACTATCATATTGGTCAATCATCTTTACAAGAGCTTCTTTTTCTGGAGTAACGTTAATCTTAGACTTAAATTTATCAAAGACTAACTTAGTACATGAAGAGTATGGTGTAACTACTGACTTTGCTTTAGTATATTTATCAACGAACTTGGAATGTGTTTCGTGATGATCAATAACTACAACATTGTCTCTATTAATAGCTTCAGCCTGCTCTTCATTAAGTGAAAGGTCACATACAAATATCTTATCGAAGTGATCTAGAGTATTCCAACGATTCTTAAACTCTTTAAGAATACTGTACTCAGTAGTATCAACTATGATAACCTCATGATCAGCAAATACCTCTTTCAAGAGTAAGGCTGAGCCTGCTCCATCAAGGTCTGCATCAGTAAGGATAAGTATGTGCACGTATATACTTAATGCACTTTATAGATTAATCAACTTACTGTGCAAAGGCTGCTAATGAGGATAGAGTATTATCATCTTCTAAGTCATCTATATCATCTGCTTGCTCAATAGACAAAGTAGAGTAGTCAATACGCATAGGCTGGGTCATACCTCGAGGACCATAACGGTTCTTCATCATACCCAATCTAATAATACCTAAGTCTCTATCTTCATCGTTCTGGAAGATAGACATAATAACATCTGCAGTAGCAGCCAAGCCAATCGATTCAGAGATAGTAGCTAGATCAGGATTATCTTGATCAAAGCCAGCTCTATTCAACTGAGTAGCGCTAATAATAGGGCAATTGAACACGTAGCTAATGGCTCTCACCTGTTCGGTGACATTCTTAATACGTTCATAGGAATTATTACCAATGGGGCTATGAATGAGGTTAAGGTAGTCAATAACAATCGCATCTAAGTGAATACCTTGATCAGTAAACTTCTTAGCAAAGGCTTTAATAGTATTAGGAGTAATAGTAGAAGGAGGAAATTCCTTGATGTATACATTACCTTCACCTTCTTTCATAGCAGCTCTTAATGAAGCACCATTAACTGCCATCTCCTTCATAGGAATCTTAGATACATGAGTACAAATACGTCTGGCATAAAGTAACTCAGACATCTCAAGAGTAACTAGTAATACATTCTTACCTTGAGCAGCTATATTAGAAGCCACATTACCAAGGAAGATAGACTTACCAATATTAGTCTCACCAGCAAAGACATACAATGACTTACCTTGCTTAATAAAGCCACCATCAAGAGAGTCATCAAGCCATTCCCAAGTAGAAGGAATCTTATCTTCTACAGTAGTAAGGTCTTCAATAATATCATCGATGTTATCCTTAACACTAAGTCCTAAGTCAGTAACAAGACTAATATTACAGCTCTTCTCAAACTTATCTAGAATAACAGAAGTATCAACTTCACCTTTAGAGATAGCCTCTGCAGATTCCATCATAGTACAATACACAGCCTTCTCTTTAAGGAACTGCTCTGTATTCTCTAGTAGTTCGTCTTTATTGAGACCTTTATCAATCTCAGCAAAGCTACCTACTAACCTTCTAAAGGTCTCTTTAAGCTGGTCTGTAACTAAGTACTGCTTAATCTCAGTAGTAGTAGGAAGTTGATTGCGAGTCTCATTGAACTCTTTGATGATAGTAAAGATATCAGAAATATCCTTACTCTTAAAGAACTCCGGCTGAACATTATCAGCAATAGTACTAAGATAACCGCTATCAGTTAGCGCATTATACATTAGTACATTTTCGAAGTAATCTAAATCAAGCTTAGCCATCGTAATCAGTATAATAGGTTAAATACAATTATCAACTATATCTTTACAGTCTTACCAACATACTTCTCATACTTGTTGAGAAACCATTTGTTACCTTCCTGCCAGTCTTTAGTGAATGACTGAAGGCCTGGTGAGGCATGGGTAATGTAAGCATCAATAACACCACACTTATAACCTTTAAGAGTAGCATCTAAGGTATAAGCAAGGTCGTAGAAGTGAAAACCAGCAGGGCATGACTCATCAAATCGAATCTTCTTGAATACCTTTCTAGATATAGCAAGGAATACACCATCCATAATAAGGGCTTGGTGTGGATAAGGTCCAAATGCTGTCATTGACTTCTTACCTTGATTCAAATGAGCTACTGCACCATGTAGAGTACCTCCTTGAAAGCCACCACCCATCAAATGCCATAAGCATGGCTCTTGAATCTTAATTTGTGAAGCACCAGCAACACCAAGTACATCATACTCTTTGAAATGTTCCTTAAGCTTATCATAGTCGAAGTTCTCAAGTACAATATCATCATGACATAGAACAATATGATCCATGTTCTCTTTGATAGCAAAGTCAATTGCTTTGTTGTATACAGACTGCAGAGAGTCAGTATTGTTCTCTTTAAAGAAGACTTCTAGATCCCCTTTAGTGTGGTGCAAGAGTGTATCTTCTCTCTTACCTTTAGTTGCAGCACAAATAAATAGTTTGTTGTTCATTATAGGAATAGGAAAGGTGATTCGTGCTTAAATTCACCAACTTTATTAAAACGTAAGGTCTTTTTATTAAGGCGCCTTATCTCTCCTTCTTTAAGTTCTTTGTAATTCTTACCTGGCATGGTAGAGTAACATCCTTTGTCATTGTAATGTAGTATAGAACCTACTCTTGCAATGTATAACTCGTTAGTATCACAGTCAACAATAGTAACTGCAAATGAGCCTTGACACTCTTCTAGTGCTTTGCGAATATACTTGATTGGATTAGTACCCTCATTACGATCTTCCTCCATAAACTTCTGAATCAAGTTAACAATTAAGGAACTATCAACAGGATTCTCTAGAAAGGGAAGATGCTTACGTCTAATATCTTTATCATTAGTCAATACACCATTATGGAATACCATAAATGACATAGTATCAAACGGATGAGATGTTTCATAAGCCCAATCACGCATAGCTGATGTCGGAGCCTGTACATGTCCACAGTTATAGTTAGATTGTTTAGACCCTTCAACAGAGTCCCAGTTAATCTCGCCTTCCTTCTTCATGATAAACTGGTCATCATAAGTAAGTTGTACAAAACTACTAGCGAATGTTCCTCTATTCTGATTAGCGGTATATAATACCTCTAACATAGACTTATCAGGAGCTCCAAAGATCGCGCACATATAATAATTATAAACTACGCTTAGAGTTTTTCAAGCTTAATGTTCTGCTCTTCTCGGTACCTTGCAGTTATCTCTTTACTCTCTTCTTCACGACCATAGTAAAGACGAAACTCTTTTGGTATACGCCAGAAGAAGTCCATAGCACCAGTCACTTCATGAAAGGCGAATGAATAATGTGGGTACATGTGACCATCAATATCGATCCACTTCTTACGCTTCTTCTTAGTCTTCTCGATACCTACCTTCAATAGAGTATTTTTACCTAAACCTTTTACTTTGAAAAGATCATCACTACTACGAAACGGTCGCATACCAACAATATTCTTAGCAGTATTTTTACCAACACCAGGTAAAGCACGCAACTCTTTATCGTTCATCGCATTGAAGTCCTTGTAAGATAGCTTTACAACTTCACCTTCTACAGGTTCAACAACTTTAGCTTTCTTAACTACTTTCTTCACTGCCTTCTTAGCAGTCTTCTTAGCAGTCTTCTTAGTAGCCTTCTTAACTACCTTCTTAATAGCTTTCTTCGCTACCTTCTTGGCGGTCTTTTTAGGGGTTTTCTTTGCAGCTTTCTTCTTCACGTACTCATTATACCATAGTTCCTTTTAATTTGCAACTTTTTAGTGTTATCTTACTTATTTGGTATAAATAATGGTATGAGTTCCTTAAATAACCTATTCAATAGGGTACAAATGCTTGAAGAGGCAAAAGTTTCCCCAGTCGGGAAGCAAGCACCTGTCTTCAAGAATGTACCTAAACAGATGAAAGCTGCTGGTTTAGCTGCTTCGTCACGTGATGCAATGATTTTCATCACCCAAGTTTTATCTCGTCTTGACATCATTAGTCCAGAAGTCTACGAGATGACAATTAAAGGTCAACATAAGGAACGTATGGAAAAGCTTATGACAATCTTGAGATCTAAAGAAGATGAGATCAATGATAAGTCAGATGAGATTGTTGAGTACATAAATCAAAATTTAGATAACTATACTGCAGGTGCTGGTTCAGATCGTGCTCGTACAGATAAGTATAAAGAGACTGCTAAGGAGATTTCACAGGAAGTTCAGAACATTAAGGCTGGTAAAGAAGCTGATGATGCACTTCGTGATATTGTAAAGACAGCTGATAGTGATTTAATTGATTCACTTGAATTTGGTGCTGAAGATACTACTACAATTGTTGAGATTAATGCAGGTAACGCAGCTAACGTTGAGAAGATACGTGCTGCTGTTGAAGAATTTGCTAATGAAATGGGTGTTGAAGTAACTGGTAATACAGTTGAGTTTTCAGTAGATGAAGGTTCAGCAATTGACCAGATGGTCAAGAAGTACGGTGTTACTGGAACAGAAGCATTCTTAGTTAAACACTTTGAAGGTGAATATCCAGTTACTGCATCCATTATTCCACCTGCCGGTGCTGAAGAAAAGTCAAAAGTAGCAGCTACTGTTGATGCTCTTAGTACTAAGCCAGAAGGAACAATTGGTAGAGAGCATGTAGCAAGTGTTAATGCTGCTGCTGATAAGTTTTTAAAGAGTCGTAACCTTGATGATGCCGAGACCGAAGATGCTGAAGGTAAGCATGATGACAACGACGGTAAAGAAGAGCGTTGCGATTATGTTCCTTGTGAAGATGGTGAGTATGAATTAGATGATGAAGCTCGTGAGATGCTCTCGAGAGCTGAAGACATTCTCGGTAACCTTGAAGATCAAGGTTTTGATGATCTTGCTGCTAATGGTATTGATGGTGCTGAAGAGGAGCATGCCGATGCTGAAGGTGATCTTTACAACTTACAAGATCAAGGTTGGACACAAGGTTCTGCTGCATGGCATCTCTCAAGAGACATTGTACGTCATGGTCGTAAAGCTATTCCAGCAACTGAAGATGCTGAAGGTGCAGCCAAGTTTGAATTGGTTGGTTCAGGTGGTCGTGGTAGTCAAGTCACAGGTGCAGGTCAGTCTTTTAACTCTCTTGAAGAGGTTTGTGCTGCTGCTGGTGTTGATCCAAGTGATTGTGCTAATGAAGAGCTTTGGGATGACATGGGTGATGGTACTCGTGAATTCCAAGTAGATGAAGATAACGTAATCATTATGCGCGCTTCTACTGAAGATGCTGAAGGTGAAACAGTTAGTATTAAAGGACTTGGTTTGAACCCTGCTCTTGTTAGATCACTTTCTGAAGATGGTGACGGTTCTTATGATGGTACTGTTGGATCTTTGAAGCAACATATTAATAACAAATTAGCATTAAGACCTGACATCGGTGTTAGAGGCCGTCTTCAGCAGATGCTTAAGCAGCTTGAAGGTCAAGATGATGCAGTTGTACTTAGTGAGAATGTAATTACTGAAAGTAAGAATAGTACTTCAGACAGCCTTTTAGACATCTACGCTAGCGTTAAGCCAATCGTAGAAACAATCGTAGAGAGTACAACCATTAATGAAAATGGTCAAACTACTCCAACACAACAATATTTGGTAGAAAAAGCTGAGATCGCAATTGAAAATGCTTATACTAATCAATACCTTACAGAACAAAAAGCATCGGACTCATTGCTTGTTACTAAGGAAGAGAAGAGTGAAAGCTTTAAAGAGCGTTATCAGCCAAAGACAAGCTATCAGCTTGAAGAATTAAGACGTTATGGTCTTTAATACATAACAAAAATAGAACTCATATATAAAAAAGAACCCCAAGGGCAGAAATGCTCTTGGGGTTCCTTATTAGTTCCTTTATATATTAAATCTTCTTACAGCCTTTAGACATATAAACTTCATTAAGCTTATCCTGCTGTATATATTGAATAGGGTCTTGATATCCTGCATCAATAAAGCCTTTAACTCTCATACTAGATGAAGGAGTAGTAGCATCAGCTAAACCATCTTCTCTATTAGAGTAACAAGTCCAAGTCTTACCAAAGTCAATACCAAGGCGTACACCTTCTTCGACAATAGCTTCTTTACTCATTACAAGCAATGGAGCATCAATCTTAATTCTATTCTCTCTATTAAGAGCAATCAATGCATTCATAGCATCAACAAATTCATTACTACCATCCCAATAACCAGCAAGGCTATCGATCTCTGCAGCACCATACCATACAGTATCAGCACCTTTAGCTTCTGCATAAGCACAACCAATAGTATTGAACAACTGATTACGGAAAGGTACATAGCTTACTGGCTGAGCATCACCAGCCATCTTACTAATATCAGGGTTATCAATATCAGTATTAGTAAGAGAGGAAGTAGGAGCTAGATACTTAATGAATCCAACATCGGCTACATAATGAGTAATGACAGTATCAGGAGACTTAGCT